TAATTATATAAGGAGTTATTAATATGACCTTACAACAAAAAATACTATCACATTTTGCAACATATGACAATTTCAATTCTGATGATGTTGTTGAAACTTTTGGGATATCTAAAACACATGCAAAATCCACTCTTTCAAAACTTAAGAAAAAAGGAAAGATTGAAATGGAAAGTTGGGGTATCTGGCGTGTTATTGAATCGCAATTGCATTTAAGTGTAGTCGAACGTAAAAAAGAAATTTTAGAAGAACAATTTGAATTGTTAGCAAGATTGAATGAACAAAGTGATGATCCTAGAGAAATAGAAGAACGTATCAAGTTAATGATTCGTCTAGCTAACCAATTTTAAGGAGGACTTAATCAATGGCAATATTAGAAGGTATTTTTGAAGAATTAAAACTATTAAATAAGAATTTACGTGTGTTAAACACTGAACTATCAACTGTAGATTCATCAATTGTACAAGAGAAAGTTAAAGAAGCACCAATGCCAAAAGAAGAAACAGCTCAACTGGAATCAATTGAAGAAGTTAAGGAAACTTCTGCTGATTTGACTAAAGATTATGTTTTATCAGTAGGAAAAGAGTTCCTTAAAAAAGCAGACACTTCTGATAAGAAAGAATTTAGAAATAAACTTAACGAACTTGGCGCGGATAAGCTATCTACTATCAAAGAAGAGTATTATGAAAAAATTGTTGATTTTATGAAGGCGAGAATCAATGCATGAAGCTAGATCACTCAAATAGAGCTCATGCAAAGCTTAGTGCAAGTGGAGCAAAACAATGGCTAAACTGTCCACCGAGTATTAAGGCAAGTGAAGGTATTGCAGATAAAAGTTCAGTTTTTGCTGAAGAAGGTACATTCGCTCATGAGTTAAGTGAGTTATATTTCAGTCTTAAATATGAAGGCCTAACACAGTTTGAGTTTAATAAAGCTTTTCAAAATTATAAGCGAAATCAATATTACAGTGAAGAGTTGCGCGAATATGTTGAAGAGTACGTAGCTAATGTAGAAGAAAAATATAACGAAGCTTTGAGTAGAGATGACGATGTAATAGCTTTATTTGAAACAAAATTGGATTTAGGTAAATACGTCCCTGAATCTTTTGGTACTGGTGATGTCATTATATTTTCAGGTGGTGTACTTGAAATTATTGACCTTAAATACGGTAAAGGCATTGAAGTTTCAGCTATAGATAATCCTCAACTTAGATTATATGGCTTGGGCGCATATGAACTGCTTAGTTTAATGTATGACATTCATACAGTTCGCATGACTATCATACAACCACGAATAGATAACTTTTCTACTGAAGAGTTACCAATATCAAGATTACTTCAATGGGGAACCGATTTTGTTAAACCATTAGCCAGACTTGCTTATAACGGTGAAGGTGAGTTTAAAGCAGGTAGTCATTGTAGATTCTGTAAGATAAAGCATTCATGTAGAACACGTGCAGAATACATGCAAAATGTGCCTCAAAAGCCACCACATTTGTTAAGTGATGAAGAGATTGCAGAACTTTTATATAAACTGCCTGATATCAAAAAATGGGCTGATGAAGTAGAACATTATGCGTTAGATCAAGCGAAAGAAAATGATAAAAACTATCCTGGGTGGAAGCTTGTAGAAGGTCGTTCACGAAGAATGATAACTGATACAAAAGCAATGCTTGAAAAGTTAGTTGAAGCGGGTTATAAACCTGAAGATATTACAGAAACCAAGTTACTTAGCATTACGAATTTAGAAAAATTAATTGGTAAAAAAGCATTTTCTAAAATTACAGAGGGCTTTATAGAAAAGCCACAAGGTAAATTAACACTTGCTACCGAGTCTGATAAACGACCAGCTATAAAGCAATCTGCTGAAGATGATTTTGACAAACTATAAAAATTAAAAAGGACGGTATATAAACATGAAAGCAAAAGTATTAAATAAAACTAAAGTGATTACAGGAAAAGTAAGAGCATCATATGCACATATTTTTGAACCTCACAGTATGCAAGAAGGGCAAGAAGCAAAGTATTCAATCAGTTTAATCATTCCTAAATCAGATACAAGTACGATAAAAGCCATTGAACAAGCTATAGAAGCTGCTAAAGAAGAAGGAAAAGTTAGTAAGTTTGGAGGCAAAGTTCCTGCAAATCTGAAACTTCCATTACGTGATGGAGATACTGAAAGAGAAGATGATGTGAATTATCAAGACGCTTATTTTATTAACGCATCAAGCAAACAAGCACCTGGTATTATTGACCAAAACAAAATTAGATTAACGGATTCTGGAACTGTTGTAAGTGGTGATTATATTAGAGCTTCAATTAATCTATTTCCTTTCAACACAAATGGTAATAAGGGTATCGCAGTTGGATTGAACAACATTCAACTTGTAGAAAAAGGCGAACCTCTTGGCGGTGCAAGTGCAGCAGAAGATGATTTCGATGAATTAGACACTGATGATGAGGATTTCTTATAAGTCAATAGGTGGGGTTTTAGCCCCACTTTAATTTTAAAGAAATTGAGGTGTCAAGAATTTGAGATTTATGAATATAGATATTGAAACATATAGCAGTAATGATATTTCGAAATGTGGTGCCTATAAATACACAGAAGCTGAAGATTTCGAAATTTTAATTATAGCTTATTCAATAGATGGTGGAGCGATTAGTGCGATTGACATGACTAAAGTAGATAATGAGCCTTTCCACGCTGATTTTGAGACGTTTAAAATTGCTCTTTTTGATCCTGCTGTAAAAAAGTATGCATTCAATGCTAATTTCGAAAGAACTTGTCTTGCTAAACATTTTAATAAACAGATGCCACCTGAAGAATGGATTTGCACAATGGTTAATTCAATGCGTATTGGCTTACCTGCTTCGCTTGATAAAGTTGGAGAAGTTTTAAGACTACAAAACCAAAAAGATAAAGCAGGTAAAAATTTAATTCGTTATTTCTCTATACCTTGTAAACCAACAAAAGTTAATGGAGGAAGAACAAGAAATCTACCTGAGCACGACCCTGAGAAATGGCAACAATTTATTGATTATTGTGTAAGAGATGTTGAAGTAGAAATGACGATTGCTCATAAAATTAAAGACTTTCCAGTAACTGCAATTGAACAAGCATATTGGGTTTTTGACCAACATATAAACGACAGAGGTATTAAGCTTTCTAAATCATTGATGTTAGGAGCTAATGTGCTCGATAAGCAGAGTAAAGAAGAATTGCTTAATCAAGCTAAACATATAACAGGTTTAGAAAATCCTAATAGTCCTACACAATTATTGGCTTGGTTAAAGGATGACCAAGGATTAGATATACCTAATTTACAAAAGAAAACGGTTCAGGAGTACTTAAAAGAAGCAACAGGAAAAGCTAAAAAAATGCTAGAAATTAGATTGCAAATGTCTAAAACCAGTGTGAAAAAATACAACAAAATGCATGACATGATGTGCAGTGATGAACGGGTAAGAGGTCTGTTTCAATTTTACGGTGCCGGTACTGGAAGATGGGCAGGTAGAGGTGTACAACTTCAGAATTTAACAAAGCATTATATTTCAGATACTGAATTAGAAATAGCAAGAGATCTTATTAAAGAACAACGTTTTGACGATTTAGATTTATTACTCAATGTTCATCCTCAAGACTTATTAAGTCAATTAGTTAGGACGACATTTACTGCTGAAGAAGGTAATGAACTAGCAGTAAGTGATTTTTCTGCAATAGAGGCAAGAGTCATAGCATGGTATGCAAAAGAACAATGGCGTTTAGATGTGTTCAACACACACGGAAAGATATATGAAGCATCGGCTTCTCAAATGTTTAATGTACCGGTAGAAAGCATAACTAAAGGCGACCCTCTCAGACAAAAAGGAAAAGTGTCCGAATTAGCTTTAGGCTATCAAGGTGGCGCTGGAGCTTTAAAAGCAATGGGTGCATTGGAAATGGGCATTGAAGAAAACGAGTTACAAGGTTTAGTTGATAGTTGGCGTAACGCAAATCCTAACATAGTTAATTTTTGGAAGGCTTGCCAAGAGGCTGCAATTAATACTGTAAAATCCCGAAAGACGCATCATACACATGGACTTAGATTTTATATGAAAAAAGGTTTTCTAATGATTGAATTGCCTAGTGGAAGAGCTTTAGCTTATCCGAAAGCTTCAGTTGGTGAAAATAGTTGGGGTAGTCAAGTTGTTGAATTTATGGGCTTAGATCTTAACCGTAAATGGTCAAAGTTAAAAACGTATGGTGGGAAGTTAGTCGAGAATATTGTTCAAGCAACTGCAAGGGATTTACTTGCGATTTCTATAGCAAGGCTTGAAGCATCAGGTTTTAAAATAGTTGGTCATGTCCATGATGAAGTAATTGTAGAAATACCTAGAGGTTCAAATGGACTTAAGGAAATCGAAACTATCATGAATAAGCCGGTTGAATGGGCAGAAGGTTTAAATTTGAATAGCGACGGATTTACATCACCCTTCTATATGAAGGATTAGGAGGATAGATTATGACAATAAAGGAATTAGAAGAGAAGTTTAACATCTCTCGATATTTTGTTGTAAAGCATGATAGGGATTGGGAAACAGGTGAAATTATTGACACTTGTATTGTTTTAGATGAATATGCGGACCATATCAACATAGAAGTTGAGGAAGTGATCTAATGCAACAACAAGCATATATAAATGCAACGATTGATATAAGGATACCTACAGAAGTTGAATATCAGCATTTTGATGATGTGGATGATGAAAAAGATGCGCTGGCAAAGCGCTTAGATGACAATCCGAATGAATTACTAAAGTATGACAACATAACAATAAGACATGCATATATAGAGGTGGAATAAATGAGTATCGTAAAGATTAACGGTAAACCATATAAATTTACCGAACATGAAAATGAATTGATAAAAAAGAATGGTTTAACTCCAGGAATGGTTGCAAAAAGAGTACGAGGTGGCTGGGCGTTGTTAGAAGCCTTACATGCACCTTATGGTATGCGCTTAGCTGAGTATAAAGAAATTGTGTTATCCAAAATCATGGAGCGAGAGAGCAAAGAACGTAAATTGGAAAGAGAGCGAAAGAAAGAGGCTGAGCTACGTAAGAAGAAGCCACATTTGTTTAATGTACCTCAAAAACATTCACGTGATCCGTACTGGTTCGATGTCACTTATAACCAAATGTTCAAGAAATGGAGTGAAGCATAATGAGCATAATCAGTAACAGAAAAGTAGATATGAACAAAACGCAAGACAACGTTAAGCAACCTGCGCATTACACATACGGCGACATTGAAATTATAGATTTTATTGAACAAGTTACGGCACAGTACCCACCACAATTAGCATTCGCAATAGGTAATGCAATTAAATACTTGTCTAGAGCACCGTTAAAGAATGGTCATGAGGATTTAGCAAAGGCGAAGTTTTACGTCGATAGAGTATTTGACTTGTGGGAGTGATGACCATGACAGATAGCGGACGTAAAGAATACTTAAAACATTTTTTCGGCTCTAAGAGATATCTGTATCAGGATAACGAACGAGTGGCACATATCCATGTAGTAAATGGCACTTATTACTTTCACGGTCATATCGTGCCAGGTTGGCAAGGTGTGAAAAAGACATTTGATACAGCGGAAGAGCTTGAAACATATATAAAGCAAAGTGATTTGGAATATGAGGAACAGAAGCAACTAACTTTATTTTAAAAGGGCGGAAACAATGAAAATCAAAATTGAAAAAGAAATGAATTTACCTGAACTTATCCAATGGGCTTGGGATAACCCCAAGTTATCAGGTAATAAAAGATTCTATTCAAATGATGTTGAGCGCAACTGTTTTGTGACTTTTCATGTTGATAGCATCTTATGTAATGTGACTGGATATGTATCAATTAACGATAAATTTACTGTTCAAGAGGAGATATAACAATGAAAATCAAAGTTAAAAAAGAAATGAGATTAGATGAATTAATTAAATGGGCGCGAGAAAATCCGGATCTATCACAAGGAAAAATATTTTTTTCAACAGGATTTAGTGATGGATTCGTTCGTTTTCATCCAAATACAAATAAGTGTTCGACGTCAAGTTTTATTCCAATTGATATCTCCTTCATAGTTGATATTGAAAAAGAAGTAACGGAAGAGACTAAGTTTGATAGGTTGTTAGAGGTATATGAGATTCAAGAAGGAGTCTATAAATCCGCATTACACAAAGGTATCAGTTTGAACGAACGTTTTGAAGACGACAATATTTTTCCTACCAAAGCATTCTACATCTTAAACGATGACCTAACTATGACGTTAATCTGGAAAGATGGGGAGTTGCTAGTATGATGTTGAAATTTAAAGCTTGGGATAAAGATAAAAAAGTTATGAGTATTATTGACGAAATCGATTTTAATAGTGGGTACATTTTGATTTCAACAGGTTATAAAAGTTTCAATGAAGTAAAACTATTACAATACACAGGATTTAAAGATGTGCACGGTGTGGAGATTTATGAAGGGGATATTGTTCAAGATTGTTATTCGAGAGAAGTAAGTTTTATCGAGTTTAAAGAAGGAGCCTTTTATATAACTTTTAGCAATGTAACTGAATTACTAAGTGAAAATGACGATATTATTGAAATTGTTGGAAATATTTTTGAAAATGAGATGCTATTGGAGGTTATGAGATGACGTTCACCTTATCAGATGAACAATATAAAAATCTTTGTACTAACTCTAACAAGTTATTAGATAAACTTCACAAAGCATTAAAAGATCGTGAAGAGTACAAGAAGTAACGAGATGAGCTTATTGGGGATATAGCGAAGTTACGAGATTGTAACAAAGAACTGGAGAAGAAAGCAAGCGCATGGGATAGGTATTGCAAGAGCGTTGAAAAAGATTTAATAAACGAATTCGGTAACGATGATGAAAGAGTTAAATTCGGAATGGAATTAAACAATAAAATTTTTATGGAGGATGACACAAATGAATAACCGCGAACAAATCGAACAGTCCGTTATAAGTGCTAGTGCGTATAACGGCAATGACACAGAGGGATTACTAAAAGAGATTGAAGACGTGTATAAGAAAGCACAAGCGTTTGATGAAATACTTGAGGGTTTACCTAATGCTATGCAAGATGCACTCAAAGAAGATATTTATCTTGATGAAGCAGTAGGGATTATGAC